CACAGCATATACAATTGTGTTTGGCTGAAAGATAATATATTCTTCACCATCAATCTTTTCACGCTTGATATCGCCTTTGCTGAACATCATATCACCCTGTAGTACACCCTTGATGCCTAACTTAGGCAAAAATGCCAATGCTAGTTTGAGTTTTTGATTGAGTCCTTCACCAGGATGATTCGCATCGATATCTTCATCAGTATAATTCAATTTTGCATTTTTAGCAAATACTGATTTAGTACCAACAAAGAATTTACCGTTCTCTGGATTTGTACCAGCAAAGATAGCAGGTGCGCCATCCCACTTTGTAGTCACATTCATTTTTGAGCCTGTGTGACCAGCAAGCATATTGCGTAAAGAACGGAGAAATTCTATTGCTTCACGTGCGCCTGATACGCCGGCGTTTAATACATTATCTTCAAGATGTTCGAGGTGAACATTCTTGCCTTCTTTACTCTCTTTTAAATATTCCATGAATTTCATTTTTTTGTAAAAGCACCCATCTTTATAAATGCGTTAGTCTTACCTTGTGGATTTTTGCCACCAGTGTCTGTAAAAGTTATATTGCCATCAACAATGATTTGACCGTTTGGTGATTTAAAAATAATGTTTGCGTTGTTTGTTTGTTTGTTGCGTTCAAGTGTCAAAGTAAATTCACTTTGAAGTTGCTCTAACATTTGACGTAGTTCTTTTGATTTTCTAGAAGAAAGCACTTTTTGCTTTTTATCTCCAATAGCAGCATAAAAATCATCTTCACTATCTAAACCCAAAATTTTGAGAACACGTTTATTAATCTCTTCTTTGTTATTCTTGTAGTAACGATTGAAAATGCCTACAATCAGTTCAATAACTTCACCATGTGTCTTCTTAGCATCTAGCCGAGCGGCTTCTTTTGTCTTACCTTTTTCCATTTTTGTTTTGATGATGCCTTGTAGTTCATAAAGGCGATCTAAATCTTTCTTTGAACCATAATCTTGAGCAAATTTTTGTATGAACACTTGAGAGTTTTTAGTGTCGAATGAACCCTCATCATAAAACAAATCTTTAACTAAAGATATAAAAGTTTTGTTTGCTAAGTTTATGTTCGCACTCTTGTATGCTTTTAGTGAAGCACTGATGCGGTCAACAATTTCACGCTTACTCATTTTACCAACAGTAAGAATCAAATCAGACTTGCTGATACCCTTCTCTTCTACACCAGTAAGATGAATGTCGAATTGTAAGGTATTAAAATCGTTGTCGTTCAAAATGACATCATTGAAAATTTGATTAGCCAGTGATGAACCAGCAGATTCCATTCTGGCCATTTCGCCAGGTAAAGCCTTTCTATCTTTGTCTTTCATGTCGGCAGCAAGAATTTCTTTTTTCTTCTGAAGCATTTGCGCTTTAAGCACAGAAGGTTTTGATCGTTCTGTAGTTAGATTGCCTCCGGCTTGTTCAATCAATTTCGACAATTCATACCCTGTCACATATTCAGAGTAATAACCTAGCCGAGACTTCAAATCAATTGTTTCTTCGTTCATCATGTTCATGTTAATTCTCACAGAAATTTTTTTACCAAAATCAAGACTACTTATCGCACTTTTAATTTTATCGACAATTCTTGTGAACAACGATTTCAGAGGCTTCAGAAAATTAAATGAAACTTCTGTTATTAGAGACTTATATGGCTTCATGTATCTTGCCTTCCATACTTTTCTTTAGACATTCTTTGAATTTTATATGTCGAAACATTTTAGATTCAATTCTTTGGTTATTATGTTCACATTTTTTCCATCGACTGGAGCAATATTGAAAGGTGATTTTTTTGCTGAAGGTATTGCAAACTGCATTTCAAATGTAAACTGATAATTGCCGCTTCCTTTATATTGTACACGTGCACGATATGTTGCTTTTGCTGATTTACCAAACATAGGAACATCTTTTAATTTTAATGGATTTTTTGAACCCATCAAATAGAAACCGTGTGTTCCCACATTTACATAGTATGTGGCTTTTTTATTATAATATTGTTCAATTTTAGTTGCTGATATTTCTCCACGAATATCTTTGAACGTATCACGATCACGCTCATATCTTTGTTGCGGTGTCATTTTACCAGCAGTTGTTTCCCATTTTAAATCTTTATCACGTTTATAAGGAATTTCTTTCCATTGTTTCTTAATAATCTCAAACAAACCGACTTCTTCAGCAAGTTCTTTGATGAACATTTTTTCTTCATCATCTTTTTTAATGTCGCCAAATTTCCACGGATTCTTCTTGTCAGACGAATCATACTTCAATACTAAAGAACCAGCGGATGCGGCAGTGATCTTCAATTCACAACCAGCTTTGATTTTTTTATACTCTAACATCAAGTCTGGCTGATCGTGGCCCGCACCAGCTGGAACAAAACTTTTAGGAACTAATCCTATTGGTTTCAAAATCTTTGCAGCATTAATTTCGTATTGAAATCCCTGTTGAGCAGCCATTAAAAAATCTCCTTAATGGCATATTTATACTTTAAAACCTCCGAACTTATTCTTCATTCCAGACTGTCTCTCACGGTCACCAAAACTGTTCAGCGGCTTGTCATCGACTTGTCCGGTGTCTACCAAATCATCTTGAGCCGACTGTTCTACATCATACAGCTTCATCTTGGCTCTGTCAATACCCACAACGAATCTTTTGAAATAGTTGGGATCATTGTAACGATTCTTTAGTTGCTTAATTAGTATCTGATTCAATTGTTGCAACTCTTCGGTACTTATCAAAGCAAACATAAAGTCGGCTGTGGCTGGCAGACCAAACGATTCTGATGTATCTTCCAAGCCTGGATCCGAGCTGGTGAAGCCGCTTCTGGTAGTCTGGGTAGCAGATACTATGGGAACATCAAACTCGACGGCCAGACCCCTCAGTTCTTCTGCAATCGCCTTAACATAAGAATAACTATTTACATTAGCACCAGGCTTGATTCTGGCACTTGCACAAATGTTAAGATAGTCGATGAAGATGATGTCAGGTTTGAAACTCTTTTTTAGTTGTAATTCATTTAACAATGCTCGAAAGTGAAGGGCTGATGCTGCTGCTGTTGGATACTCTTTGATGATAAGTTTACCATGTGTGTTGACTTTGAGTGCGGAGAACTTGCGGTCATAGTCTTGCTTAGAGATTGAATTCAAATCAGCAATATCAATGTTCAGTAGATTCGCATCAATACGTTCAGCAATTCTTTCTTCGGCCATTTCCATGGTGATATACAAAACATTCAGACCTTGGGCTAGACAAGAACCAGCAACGTGACACATGAACAATGATTTACCAACACCTGTACCAGCAAGAGCAATGTTTAGTGTTTTCTTTGGCAAACCACCTTTAGTAATCTTATTGAACAAATCAAGATCAAATGGTATCTTTGTTTCATGGCGATGATAGAACTCAAATCGATTGTCAGAGTCATCGATATAATCGTGACCAACAGACCTATCAAACGACACACCAAGTGCGTCACTCAATAGTTTTGGTATCATACCTTTATCTTCTTTATTTGCCTTATCATCAAGAATGTTAACAGACTTCATGATGGCATTGTAGATTGCTTTGTCTTGACAAAACTTTTCAGTTTGCTTAATAAGCCAATCTATGTCTGTTGGATCGTTTTTCTCAGCGTTAATCTCACGAATCATTTCAACTGCTTTTCTGACCTGGTCTTCAGTCAGTTTACGTGATTCAGTAAAATTGATGACAAGTGATTCGTAGGTAGGAAGATGTTTGAACTGCTCTACGTGGTCGTTGATTTCGTCGAACAGAATTTTTTCTGTTGAGTCTGTGAAGTATTCAGTTTTTATGAATGGAATAATTTTTCTTGTGAAGTCTTCATTGAAAATTAAGTTCTTCAGTATGGTAGTTTCGAGTCTTTTCATCAGGTTTTTCCAAAAGTATTTCTGTCAGAATGTCACCAATCATTGTAACAAATTCTTCATCATTTTGCAAGTCATCTAAATCAAAAGATGATGGATCGATGATGGTGTAATCAAAGGTAAGTCGGGCAAAACTTCCTTCTTCAACGATGTTTGCTTTCCCATATTGATAAACGACACCAGCATACTTTCCTTTCAGTATGCCGATGTCTGTCATGGTGTCTTCTTCAGACGGTAGAAAATGAAAGTCTTCGTCAATCAGATACTTCGGCTTCTTCTTCCACGGTTTCAGTTTCGCCCATAATGCTACTATAAGTGATTTCATATTTCTTCCTTACATATTCTTTAAAACGTTCATCAGCAAGAATATCTTTCCAGAACTCTTCATTCTGCGTATCAGCAAAGCGTTTCTTCTCAAGCACCTCACCAGTTTCTTGATCTACTTTGGCGTACCAACCGTTACTGGGTTTGGATACAAAATTACCTTCGAGTGCAATATCAAGTAGACCAGACCACTTATTAATGCCACCATTAAAAGATACAGTAACAGGTATTTTGGATTTTTCACGAACATATCTACTCTTCTCTACATTGATGATAAAATTGTAGCCGACAATTTCTGTGCCATCTTTGTCTTGTTGACGACCAAGAATCCAAATTGTGTCTGCTGAGTAATAAGAACCTGTGCCACCGCCAACGATGTCTTTCGGGAACATACCAATCTCTTTGTATGTGTGATTGACAACAATCATTGGAATGTCTTTGATTGTCAAATGTGGTGTGACCATACGAAACAATGACTTCATCTGTTTTGCTCGGCTCATGTCAGCAACAGATTTACCTTCAATTGAATCTTCAACTTCTTTCTTTGATGCCAGATTACCAATTGAATCTAGCACGATAATCACTTTGTCAGTCTTTTCAATGTTCTGTAACTGATTCATAATGTCGTGTTTCAATTGTTCAACATCAGTAATTGGTGTGTGTAGCACACGATCAGTATCGATATCAAAAGCATCAAAGTACGATTGTGGTGTGCCGAACTCTGAATCATAAAACAAAACAACAGCATCTTCATACTTGTTCATGTATGATTTTGCCATGAGTAAAGCAAATGCTGTCTTGAAGTGTTTCGATGGACCAGCAAACATCGTCAGACCTGGTGTCAATCCACCATCCAAATTACCTGATAGTGCCACGTTGATGATAGGCACATCAGTTTGAATCATGTCTTTATCTGTAAAGAATTTCGATTTAGAAAGTATCGACGTTTCTTTGATTGTCGATGCCTTCTTTAGTTTATCAAGTACGCTCATTCATATCTCCAATATCTGCAATTTTGTCTTTGGGTATAACCGTGTGTTTATCGTCTACAAAGAACGATTCTAAACTACGTGTGGGTGTGCTGTCAAGTTTTTTCTTCTTTACAACCTTTTTGATCGGTTCAATTTCACCTTTGTCTTCCTTGATTCTACGGTATGTTTGATTTGCTGCTATCAATAACAATACTGCCAAAGGATCAAACACAATTATAATAATGAAGATGACCAGTCGAACTGCTTTATCAATCAAGTCACGATCTTGTGTGCCATAAACTACCTCTGCCACATACTTTATAGGGCCCAGGTCTGACTCAGCCTTTCTAACTTCCAACGATAAAGGGAGTTTCTCTTCCGTGAGTAATTGTATTTCTTTTTGAAGCCTCTTAGTCTCAGCAATGATTCTCTCACGGTCTTTCTGTTGGGCTTTGCGTATCTGATTAGCCCTCTCTGCGCCCCTTTCGTCTTTCGATCTGCCCATAATTTGATCGACAGCTTCATCATACTGAGCAAGGTTCTTGTTGTTCCTCTCAATCTGCGATTGAATAACTTTGATCTTTTCATCATAGATTTCTACCTTTGCTGCTTGTGGTGCTATTGTGCTTGAATGTTCAATGTGTGCCTTTGAAAGATAACCAAAGATACCCATTGATGTGATTGCCATCAACAACACTACAGCAATGAGAAAATAAAGTTTGAGTGCTGAGAATGTTGTTTTCCAATGATTGTATACCCAGGACACAGTTACAAGTTTTGCTGCTTCAAGCACAGATCCCATAATGATGATAGGCCAGTAAGAACCTGGAAATATCTGAGCAAGACCTATCACTGAATAGTATGCTGCGATACCAGACAGTGCAATTGCGGTTAGAAATGGCAGTATTACGTGTGTCATCCGAAGAAAGATTCAAGTGTATATTGCTTTTCAGTTTCCCAACCAATACAATCGAGAATCAATTTAATTGGATCAAGAAAAGTTTTATCGAACTGTGTTTCGTAATCAATGTATTCCTGTAAAGCAAACTCTTTAGGCAATCTTGTTGGAAATGAAACTACCATATCTCTGAAAGGATTCGGTGTTTTGAGATATGTGAACTTCAACTTTTCACCCTCTTGTATCAAAGGATACTTATTCACCAAATTATGCTGCTTCAGAAAATGATTGTACAATATCGCACCCTTGACATGAATCGGTGTGCCTTTCTTGTATATTGTAGCAGAATCAGCATACTCTTTCAAGCCATTACAACCACGTGGAAAAGAAATATCTTCAACAGGTAACTTACGAAACTCTTCTCTAAAGTCGGCAATGAATTTTTGAACAGTTTCTTCATCGGTGTTTACAATCAAATCGACCAGTTTGTACATCTTTCCACGAACAACAGTAGGAGTTGATGACTTGACCATCTCAAGACCCATAACCTTGAGTTTTGGTTTGGCATACTGAACACCTTCGTTGTTGTACACATTCAGAATATAACGTTTCTTTGCTGTCCAAATACCTTTATCGGACAAGCCTTCACGTTTCATTTGCATCTTTTGGTCGAACGCATGAACATATTCAGCAAGGCTTTGATAACTCTGATCAATGTATGATTGTATCTTCTCTTCACAGATTTTGTCCATGAAGGCGATAACTTTCTGAGTATCTGGTTTTTCTTTATACACAGAGTCAACCAATGGACCAAGATTGAGATAGATCGAATCTGTATCTGAAGCAATAACATAGTCTTTATCAGTTTTTAATAATTTGTTTAGATATTCGTTGAGTTTGTTTTCAATCCAACGAATCGACAATTGACCGGCTTGTGTAATCGCAAGTGCTTGTCTCAAATCATAGAACCGAAAATACTGTGAACCCATCGCACCATAAGCAGAGTTCAATGAAACTTTTTTAGCCAATTGTAGATTATCATATCTGGCAATCAACTTTTCAATTTCTTTTCTTTTGTTTACATCTTTTTCATTTTCATAATCTTGTTGTGCCTTCAACATTTCTTTTTTGAATTTCTTTCGATCTTCATACATCTCAATCATCATCGCTGGCAGAAAACCTTGTTTGTCTGTGCGGAAGAATTGACCATTTGGCGTAATCGTCATTCCTTTCAATACACTTGTATCAAGTTTTCTGTCGAGCAAACTTTCTACTGACGCTTGACCAGCTAGTTGTCTCATTTCATCGGTGTATTCATCTTTCTCTACGATTGTTTCGGGCGAAAGATTGTACTGCATGATCAAATGTGGATACAGACTGTTCAAGTCAAAACTGGCAACCCAGTTGTGTAAACCAATCTGTGGTTCTTTGACGTAAGCACCCTCAAAGGCTTCATTCTTCTTGGCAACACGGCGTGGTGGTACAACGATCTTGCGCTCAAGCAAATAGTTATATATCAGTGCATCCCACATTCTTGTTTGAGCAAAGATGTCATCATAATTTGTTTTGGTGTCATAGGCTAGAGTCAATGCCAATTCAATCAACTTCAACTTATCTTCAAGTTTCAACACAAGATGTACGTCTTTGATGTTATACTCAATAAACTTTTGATGATCAAGTTTGTAAAGTTGATGTAGACTGTCATACTCATCATAAGACAGTTTACTCTCACCAAGTTCTACACTAGCAACAGTATCAAGACGATAGTTTTCAATATTTTTGCCACCAGGCGCATACCATTGATACAATTCAAGATAGTCAAGAATAGAGATGCCAATCAAATCGTAAACAATCTGTTCTTTACCTTTGAACATGGTCTTTCTTTCAGAATAGACAGACCATGGCGATAGCTTGTTTACTACATCATCGCCAAATAAACGTGTGAAACGATTGACAAGGTAAGGAACATCAAAGAACTTGATATTCCAACCAGTAACAACGTCAGGGCAATTGCTTGACCAAGCAGCAATGAACCGTTCACAAAGATCGATTTCATCTTCGCAGCGAATGTATTTTTCTTCACCTTTTACCTCATAATCACCATAACCATAAACTGTAGTACCGCCATTCAATTCATGAATAGCGATTGCTGTAATAGGCTCTGTAGCCTTGTATGGATCAGGAAATCCATTTTCAGAACCAACCTCAATGTCTATGAATACGACAGAGAGATGAGAAATATCCCAATCAATAATGCCTCTAAAATTGTCAGCAATGAATGCGTATTCATAGCGTGTATTGCCGTAGATTTTAAAGTTTGAAACATCTTCATAACGTTTGACAAAATCACGTGCCTCCCGAATAGTATCAAAAGTCATAGGCTCTAATGGCTCATTGAATAATGAATGCCACTGAGATGATTTATTGGATTGTACAAACAAAGACGGAGAGTATTTGACTTTGCTCTTTACTCTCCGCCCGTCGCTGTTTACTCCACGAAAAAGAATGTTATTACCGTGGACACAAACATTTGTATAATATTTTGACATTAAATTTTCAAACCAGCAGGTGCGATTTCAATACGGCTGAACATTCGTGTGTATTGTGCCAATAGATCGTCAACTGGTGTATTAACAGTTAAAATATCATCATACTTGAAATTGATGCCTTTGTCAAATTCTTCAACAAAAGCCAGATAAGGTGCAAATCCAATTCCACCAGAATCATTCGCAGCACGTGGTGGTACAGGAATTACCTGCATAGGATTTTTAAGTGTAAAACTGATACCATCATCATCAGTTACTTCACCGATGACAGTTTGATGCGTTCTAAATGTGAAACATTTTACGTTACTCATACAGTTACCCTTGTAGTTGGTTCATAAACATCAAGTGTTACCCACTTTTTTGGAAACAACATTTCACGACCAACAAAGTCGGCAATGTTATATGTTGGATCATCAACAAGACCGATCAATTCAATCTTGTTATCAAACTCCCGCATTACAAGATCATACTTGTATGCTTTGGAGATTTTAGGATTGGCTTCTGCCAATTGTTTTGCTACTTTTGTAATATTGCTCATCATTTACTCCTCGTTATACTGAACGACTTTGACATCACACTTTTTGAGAAAATTAATACCGTTTTCACTTCTGTATGCGTTTTTGTAATAGACCTCCTTAATGCCCGACTGATATATCATTTTAGCACATTCTAAGCATGGTGCGTGTGTAATAAACATTGTTGCCGCATCACTTGTGTTTGTTGACCGAGAAACTTTCGCTATAGCATTAGATTCGGCATGAAGCACCTCTGGTTTGGAAATTAGTTTTGACCAACCGTGAGCAGTTTCGGTATATCCACGAAGCAACATATGATCATCAGTTTCTCGACATTCTTCTTTGAGAATGTATTCGATCTCTTCACAGTTATTATCCCAACCGGATGGCATACCGTTATAACCGATACCGATGATTGTGTTGTCTTTGACGATTACACAACCCACTTGTAATCTTTTTGCGGTAGAAAGTTCAGCATACACACTGGCTGCTTTCATATGGGCTTTTATATATTTTTCTTTCATAATAAGTAAGCACTCACTTCATTCGTAGCACACGACGAAAAAATCGATCCGACTATTCTAGAATGATAAGCGGAACTCTAGCTACGTTTACTTTGTTAGCATGTAAAAAGAATGGAAGAAATCTTTCGCCAAGAAATCCTGGATAACGCCATGGTAATGGCTCTGATGTTGTCGGTTGTGTTGGATACACTTTACTTGTATTCTGCCACACATATTCTAAAAGTTCGAATAACTCAGATGCGTACTTTCTGAACAGTTGTTTACGCATGACATAGCTTGTTTCAAAACTTGCGCCACGTTCATCCCACCAACTCATACTTTCTCTGTAATCAGGCAACAACTTTTCAATGCCTTCTAAAAACAAATTCAGATACTCTGGTGGCTGTGACTGTAGATACTGCTCACGCACAGAATACGGCATTGGTGTGATTGGGTTCGTGATAGCGTCATGTGTCTCAAGCAACTTGAGTGCTGCTGCTTTTTGCTCATCCGATGATAAGTAATTGGCACTCTCCTGTGTTGGAGACATTGCTGCTTTCAACACATTTGTTCCTAGATCACATTTGAAATCAAGATAGCGACGATATGTTGTACAACCAATGAAGTCAGCACGACCATTTTTCCACAAGTAGTATTCTGATGCTTGTTGACCTAAAGCACGAAGAAACTCATCTTCAGAACATACTCCATAGTAGTGCTGATATTCATAAACACTTTTGTGATGTGAAGTGTTGATCCAATTGCCGGGTCCTGGTGGATGCCAACCATATGGCGCATGAGAGCCAGCATATGCGGCTTTCAGCCAAGACGATTCGTGATTGAACGGAAAGTCTTTGTGAAAGTGACTAACCATCAACAGATCAGTCATCTTTTGTCTCTTCTTTTTTCTTTTTCTTGAATTCGATGCGTGGAGCAATGATTGCTTGAATCATCTCACGCTTGTAGTCTTCTTTGTGTTCTTTTGTCATTTTCGACAGAAGAACTTTAAGAGACTTGTCCATTTTAAAGTTTGAATTAGATTTCATTACCATGTCCAAGAAACATAAGAGTACCGAGTGCCCTTCGTCACCAAGTCAACTCTATGTGGATAAAGAAAGTTTGATGGAAATATCATAATCTCACCAGCTTTCAAAGTTATATGTGTGTCTTGCCAAAAAACTAAATCACCACCCTCATAGCCATCATTCAAACCACCAAGAATGGTAAGTGTTGGTATACCTTTACGTTCACCATCGAACATTGAATGAATGTGATCACAATGAAGTTTCATTTGTGTATTTTCACGATAACGATTGAAACGAACTTCTGTAAATCCTTGCCATGTATTATACCAATCACAACCCCATTCAGCAAGTTCTTGGTGATATCTTTGTAGACCATCCCAGATTCTCTTCATAATGTAATCTTTGTGCTTTACATTTGACCATGTAACAGCAAGTTCATGTTCATAAGAGTGATTGGAATTATTATGATAATCATAAAACTGATGAGTTTGAAACTGACCTTCTACTTTTTCAAGTTCGTCAACAGTTTCTTGACACACTTCTGGTGTGATCCAATCGGAATAAATTTTGAGATATGATCGTAG